ATCATTCAGTTACTTTTCTTCTGAATAGATAGTCCACAGACCATAAACTAAAGCAGGCCATGCCAATAATTTGACAACAGGTGCTGCGACAAGTACTAATAGAGATAATCCTACTATTGTTATGCCGTCCCATGATGTTCTTTCGGCTAATCTAGCCTTTATGAAATCTATCATATTTACTCCGTTTTTTAGTTACCCTAAGTTATTTATAAGAGTTATGGTGTCAACACCGGCCAAATACTACGATCTTTATATTTTTCTAGTATCTTTTTTGTTGGTTTATCAGCTACTTCTTCTATACCATTTAAACCAGGGTTTGCATTGACTTCTAAACAATATGGTAGTTCTTTCTCTCTGTCTTTTGAGGGTAGAAGATCAACACCGACTAGTCTACCACCAAATTCTTCTGCTATTCTAATTGACTCTGATCTTTCTAAATCTGTTAATTCTATTGCTTCTGCTGTAGCACCCATAGATACATTACTTCGAACATCATCTTTCATAACATTTCTTTTCATAGCACCGACAATTTCACCTTCATTTACAATAACTCTAATATCATAATCTATTTCAATAAATTCTTGAAGTAATAAAGATAGATATTTATTATACAATAAAGTCATTTGTACTAAAGCTTTTAATGATCTCATACTTTCTACAATAACTACACCAACACCGGTTTGTGAACCAGAAGATGATTTTAATATTACAGGAAAATTAGTATCTAATCTTTTAAATACATCTTCTACTGTTTCTGAATGTACAATAGGTTCTGTTTTTGGAGTTCTAATATCATGTTGTAAACATTTCAAATAACTCATGTATTTACTATTACATAAATCATAACAATCTATTGAATTGAGTACAAAATATCCTGATTTTTCTAAATAGCTCATCATATCATACCAATGTCTACTCCCTGTAAATCCTAATGTACCAAGACCTCTTGGCATGATAATCCAATCAGTAGGATTTATTTTTATCGGTTTTTGATATTTGTATTCACCTTTATGGTCTGGTAATACAACTTGTAATTCATCATCTAAAGGTAAAGAATGAATCTCATGTCCATTTTCTATTTGATTCATGTGTAATCCAACAAAGTCAGCATGTACAACATTGAGACCAAGCTGTTTTGCTGTCTTATCGATTATTGGTGTTGAAGGTGTTTCTCTTGCTGTGTCTCTAACTTGAGCACCAGAATGACTTATAACTAGAATATTATAAGGTTTAATATCCTCTGAGAGATTTACAAATTCTTTAAGACTTTTCATTTACTTTCTTCTCTAATTCTTCTATCCTTTTCATAATTAAAGGGTAGTCTGCTTCAAATTTAGATTGCTTTTTAGCTAATTCTATATCGTATTTATTCGACAAATACTCCATAAATGAATCTAATTTGAATTGAAACCAAATACCGAAAGTAGTAGTTTGAAACCATTTATAAAAAGAAGAACCTATGATACTCTTTAACAATAATATAATTAAAGAATACATTTTACTGATTGACTAATTCGTCATATTCCAAATCATTTTCTAAATGAGTTATATAATCATTTATATTATGATCGGCTATTATATCTAATCTTCCTTTTACAATAGTTGAAAGTAAAGACCAACCTTTATCCCTAATTCTTTCTGTAGACCAACGACCAAGGTTAGTTACTTCTCCTGTTGATTTAATATAATGACATTGACCGTTATGTCTCCATCTAAACCATGAAGGTACACATGGTACTACATCATTATTATTTACAAATCTTTGATGATTTAAGTTTGTATCACACCATTTACTGAATAATGGACCACCTGCTCTAGGTGAACCAAATGTAAATAAAGTATCTACATCATGTCCGTCTTTGT